GCGCTTTGGAACGTGACAAAACAATCTACGCGGTAGACGCCGTTAGCGACCATTGGCTCGACAAGCTGTGTGACGTTGGCGAGCGCGGTAGTTGTCGATTGCTGCGTCGATGTCAGCTTATCAACCGTAGCGGCAAAAAAACCGGTGACAGTGCCAGACACCGTAAGGTCGCCGCTGCCAAGGATCGTCGTACCGTTGATCGTCTTGATGTTGGTCGCGCTGACCAGTGCGGCCTGCTTACCGTTGAAGGTTGTCCAATCCGCCGACGACAACACACCGCGGTTAGCGGCGGATGCAGTGGGGATGTTTAATGTTATAACGGGCGTCGCTGTGCTGGTGGCAACGGTGGACGACAAGTCAGTCCCTGTCGTGCCAAGCGTCAGCGCCGCAACGCTGGTGACGGTGCCGGTGTTGGATGTGTAGCCGTTCGGGTTAGCTGCGCTATACGGCGTGAAGCCAAGCGCGGTATTGACGTCTGTATTCGCCAGCGTGACAGTCCCAGTGCGGGTGTTAAACGTCGTAACTCCGCCGCTGCTATTGCCAGAACTAGGAGGGAAAGTGGTGATCGGCATTATACAGCCTCACCGCCACTAACGCTTGCGGTGATCCCAAGAGCGGACCCTTGCACCTGTATAGTGTCGCCAGCGTTCATGATTTGCACGCCCGTCCATTGCAGCGTCGTGTTGGCGGCTATGGACACACCGTAAAAAAGAGCGTTACCGGTGCCAGCCGCGCCGCCAGAAGGAACCAAATGCACGTTGACCGTCAACGCACCTGCGGTTGTGTTGCACAAGTCTATATCTTTAACCATAGCGCGCGTTAAAGCGGGGACAGTATATATCGTAGTCGTACCGGCAGTGACCGCGGCTTGGGCTAACTTTACTGGGGTTATTTGCTGAAACGCCATATTATAAACCTAACCATGCAAGGACTTGCAAGGATGCCACAGCACTTGCTGTATCGACATACTCGTTACGGGGTTCCGTAAGAACAGTGTTCTGAAAGTCGTAAAGCTGTTTTTCAACCCCAACCGCAAAAGAACTCGCGTCTGGTTCGCTTTCGGTCGTCTGCGCCAGCGTCTCCAGCATAGCATCGTAGTTAGCCAACATCGACGCTGTGTCTGGCTGCGTCTCTGTCGTCTGCGCCAGCGTCTCCAGCATGGAATCGTAGGTCGCTAACAGCGACGCTGTGTCAGGCGCCAGCATAACTTCTTGTTGGTTGCTTTCCGTAGCGTTTAACAGCGACAGGAAGAACCGATACCACTCACGGCTAATAGCGCCTGACCGCGGGTCGATAAACTCAACACGCGGCGGCGTTAACTGGGTGGGGTTGATCGGTGCCAGTGCCATCAGGCGCTCGTCCCGCTCAATAGCAGTTCAGCGCCCATGACGTAAATCCGTACAGGGTCTGTGCCAGACACTTCGTAGACGCGGTCGCGTATCTTCATCGTTGCCCCAAGGCGGCGCCAGATGGTACGCTTGCCAAACCTACCGATAGCACCCATCGACTTCCAGTGTTCACTGGACCATGTGTGGCCGCCATCGTCCGACCAGCGCAGCATGACTTGCGGGTCGCTGCCTTGGCCCAAGTTCAGGCCCACGCCTGTCTCGCAGTCAAGCTGCATGGAGTGCTGGATAGTACGCGCGAGGTTGTTAGCGCCGGTTGGCAGCGCGCGCCACGACCGCAGCCATTTCTGCGGTTGACCGTCGTCAGCGTACACGTTCAGGTCAAACTCGTAAATCTTGCCGTTCTGGTAGTCGCCAACGACGGTGGTGTTGTTGAAGAACATCTGGCTGCTGGCGCGGTGGCGGTTAAACTCGCCTGCGGCAAACGACGCGCGCTCATGCCATGCGCCAGTGGCGACGTCGTACACCCATGTCGTGTCGGCGCTGGGGAAGTTCAGGACGTAGAAGCTGTGGCCGTCCTGCTGGTACGTGTAGCCAACAGCGTCTGACAGGTCGGCATACTCTTGCATCTGCCATTCGATAGCGTGCGTAGATACGCGCTGGCCGATGTAGCCAGCGGCCTTGTAGACGATACCCTGACCGCGTGCGTCCTTACCCAGCCAGTAGACTTGGTTGTCCATCTTGGCGATGCTGTACGGGGCAGCGCAGCCTAGTTCGTTGAACGCGCCTTGGATACGCGCCAGTGGGAAGTCGAGCAGCCCTGCGTCATACCAGACCTCAGTTGAGTTGGTGCCGAACACCCAGACTTCGCGGTGGTCCACAAAGATAGCCGCGACGTTGTCTGGGTTGCCTTCCGCACTGGAAAACTCCAGCGGGTCAACGGACAAACCGTCGAGCAACTGCGTAACCCAAATCTTTTGCGTGCCGGGTTCGTTGAATGTAAAATAGCCGTCGATGTAACCGACTGTGCCAGCACCGGGGAAGTCAGGGTCGGTGATTTGCTGGAACACGTCAGTGTTGGCGTTGTAGATGTAACCCAAGGGGTTAGCCGCAACGAATAGCTGCGTACCGTTGTCAGCCATGCTGACAGGGCCAGAGCCGCCCACAGTGCCTTTAGCGGTCGCGGTCCAGCTACTGTCGATCTGGTACAGCGTTGGGCCGGAGACGACGTAGCCGTAGTTGCCATAGGTCCACATACCGCGGATAGGGCCAATGCCAACGGTTGCCAAACGGGTCAGCCCCGGCGCACGCTGAAGGAACGCTGGCTCCTTGCCGCCCTCAGGGACAATCTCAGGGAACAGGTTAACCATGCGGTTGTCGGCGGCGTTGACGCTTCTAGCGACATACGCCGACCCAAGGATCGGCGTTTTCATTAGTAGTTGCCTGCGTAGATGTTGAACCGCTGACGTGAAGCGATGAGGCTGTACGGTATCGACATGATGTCGTCAGGGTTGTTGATGCGCTTGATGTTACGCTTCGACGCCATCGCCAGACGGCGGACTTGCGACGAAGGCTCAACGCCAAACTCAGGTGCCATTTCGCACGCCAAGTTATAACGGAACGCACGCAGATAGCCGGGCGGGAAATACAATATGGTCGCCAGCGACGCTGGCTGTGTCAGTTCTTCAACCGAAACAAAATGCCATTCCAGATCGCGCGTCGGACGCGGATAGATGTACATCTCAATGTCAGGGAACGTCATGTTGATAAAGATAACCTGCGGGTATGTCGATGTGACGGTCTTGACCGCAATACCGTTATACTGCTGCTGGTTAATGAATTTGATGCCGTAGCTGACGCCAGTGCCGGGGTCGCGGAAATACGTGCTGTCGTCGAGCAGCACGGGACGGTTGCCGATGAAGTTGCCGGTCGGTCCCATCGTGCGCGATAGCTGGCCCGCAGGCCATGTGAATACTTGGTCTTGTGTCGAGAAGACCGCGAGGCGCTCTGTGTTCCAGCTATCAATCATCTGGTTCATGGCGCGCAGTGCGTCCTGCGACGTTTCAGCCGATGGAACTTCGCCTTCTGCCAGAACACCTAGCAGTCTAAGCGAACCGTTAATGATGTCCCCAGCCGTATCCATTGGTTAGACTTCCTGCGCTTTGCGGCGGCTTTTGGGCGCCGGCATTTCGTTTACTGGCGCCTCTGCAGGCACTTCAGGATAATAGCGTGTCCAACCATAATATTCATCAGAAATCGCTTCTTCTTCAGATATAGCAACTTTTGCGCCGTGGACATTGTGAACAAGATAGATAGCAGCCATAAAAACTCCGTAAAATGGACGGCCCGAAAGCCGCCCAAATTAATTAAACGCAGTGAATAATCGCAAAGTTAATCACTACTGCTTCTGACAGCGTACCGCCAGAAATGTTGCGAAGGCTGATGCTGACAGAGCCAGCAGCCAACGCGTTAGCAAACACGTTGTATGATCCGGGGGTCGTTTGACCGCCAGAGATAGTCAGAATAACAGTGTCATTTGCAGAAATGAAGCTGTTGTTCAGCGTGAACGTAGCGTTAGTTGCAGTGGTTAAAGACGCGTTGTTCATGGTGATACGGCCAGCAGGTTTGTTCAGTGTGACGGCAGTTGACTTGTCTGTCGCTTGCGTGACCGTACCTTGTGCTGCGGCGGTGTAGCCGATTTGCTCATCAGCCAAGACAAATTGTGCGCCAATAATGTCTTGGTCGAGGAAAGCAACGCCGATAGCTTTTGTATTAGCCATTAGTTTTCTCCTGAAAAGGAAGCCCCGACCGTAGCCGGGGCAAACCTATTAGCCAGCGATACGGTACAGGTTGTACGTTTCAGCGCCGGTTTTAACAGCGCGGAACAATACGCTGCGCGATGCAATACCGAGACCAACGCCAACCAACGTCCAGCCAGTGCCTACTACGATAGTAGGCACGCCAGTGCTGGTGGTGACCAAAGAAAACTCAAACGATGAGTTAACTTTTGCGCTGCTAAGGTCAGCGTTAACAACGGTGACCGCAGGAAGCGTAAGGTCTGCTGTAGAAGCAGATGTGTAAACAACTGCGCCGCCAGCAAGATCGGCAGTGGTCAGGGTAGCCGCTGCGGTGTACGCAGTGGGGATACCTGAAGTGCCAAAAGTAACTTCGCCAAGATTGCCGTCACCAACTTGGTAACCGCCAGCGCCATTAGGTAGAATAGCCATGATATAAATCCTTTAAAATGTTTGGCCTCCGGCGAACCGGAGGCCATGATTAAATTAGCCCCACATCCGGACGGCCATTTGCGGACGGATCGTGCTGTAACCATACAGAACGTCAATACGGCAAGGCATACGGTCGTTGTTGATGTCGTACTGACGAACAACGCGAAGCGAGATGCCGTTGTGTACCTGACGCGAAGCCATATCTACGCCCTGTGGGAGCAGAAGGTCGGCTGTTGCGAAGGTGATAGCATCCTTGTGGTATACGAGGTTCTGCGCGTACTGACCGCCCGAAGCACCGACGAACACAACTGCCTTGCTGGTAGCTGGCAGAGCGTTGACGGTAGCAAGTGCGTGACCAGCCGAGTAGATCGGAGCAACAGTGATGTTACCAGCGCCAGCGCCGCTGAGTGTGACATCAGCAAGAGCAACGAACTGGAAGAACGAACCAGTGCTTTCACGGGTCTGTGGGTTGACTGCATAGCAATCAGCTACAGTGAACACGTCGCCAGCCTTGACAGTAGCAGCCGCGCCAGCACCAGTGATGGCGATGGTGGTTGCACCTTCAGCAGTGACAGCAGCCGAAGTCGTGCCGCCAGTTGCAGTACGCGTACCGCAAGTGAACTGCTTGATGGACTGCGACATATTGATTTCTTCGAAACCAAGTACGCCTGTACCCATCATGCCGTTCTTGAACTGCTTGCTGACAGTGTCGGTTGGGTTGAAGAGACCCTTCATGCCTTCGACCAAACCAGCGTTTGCGGCTGGGTTGACAGTGGCATAACGTGGCGACATCACCGCAGCGTTTTCGTTGAGCTTCTGCTGTGCAGCAAGAAGAACAGCCGAAGTGCCGGGCGTTGTGCCGGGCGTGCCGACAGTGTTACCGATGGTTGCATACGCGTTTGCAACGTCAGCGTCGATGCTGGATGCAAGCTGCGAGATACGTGGCTTAAGAACGCGCTCTGCGAAATCATCCAACTGCATGGTCAATTCAGCAGTGGTGAAGTTAACGCCGATGTGCTTCTGGTTGGCAACGGTCAGAGTTGTGAACTGCTCGTTGTCGTCCTGTACCTGAAGGGCTGCGCCATCAGTTACAAGCGCGCGGTCCGGCAAACGGATACGCAGGGTTGAGCCAATTTTAGCACCTTCAACAGCAAAGCTGTCGTCGTACTGGCGGTTTACGTTACGTGTGAGTACGAGGTTGTTCTCAAGGATTTCGAGAGCCTTCCGCGTAATCATGTCAATGGTTAAAATCGAGTTACTCATGGAAATAATCCTATATTATCGGTTGCGTTGTGCCTCGTACTTCTTGATCTGCCGTTGCCGTTCTGCCTCAATCCAATCTGACGTACTCATGGACTTTACGGACCGTGGGTCTGTCGTATCAAATGTCGGCGCACCAGAGGTGCGGGCAGTGACAGGTGCAATCGGTGCCGGGGCGTTGGAGGTTTTCTTGAATGTAGGTTCGGCTGAAAGCCGCGCCTCAATCATTCCAATTTCCCTAGCTTGCAAAATGGGGTCTAGACGCGAAATACGCTGGGCATCTTTAGCGTTGAGACCTAAGTGATAAATCACATCAGGGCCAACGTCGGACGCTTGTATTGCCATCGCCATCGCGTCGGTGATTGGAAGGTTGGGGTTGTAGGCGACTTGTTCAAAGTCGTCATACTTGTCCCGCGCTGCCTCTTCACGTTCGTGATAAGACTCTAGCATTGCACGTTGCTGGCTGTCCTTTTCACGGCGTGCCAGCAGTTCTTCGGCTTTACGCTCGGCCAAAACCTCTGCGTAATCCTCGTAAGTCTCAAATTGCTCAGGAGTTATGTCGTGGATCGGCTGCTGCCGCGCCTGCATTTCCTCTGCTCTTTGAGCCTGTTCGCGTTCCCATTTACGCTGCTCTCTTGCGAGTCGTTTGCCTACGATGGCGTCCAGTTCTTCTTGGGAGAAGGACTTAGAGGCTTCCTGTTCAGCAGACTGCTCTTCCGGCGTCGTGTTTTCTACAGGCTCGATTGCTGCCGTGGCTTCGAGTTCTGGCGCGGAGGCATCCGCTTCGGTAAAGACATTATCGTCCATGTTTAACCCTTAAAGAGTTCCTGATGAGCCGCATCAGTACGGTTGGTGGCTAGACTACATCATTTGATGCAACATAGCAATATCGTTACTTGCCGACCCAACCAGTGTTGCCGGTGCCGGATTGTTTTACATATAAGGTTGTTGATGCGCCGCCATCAGAACGAAGGAACAGCGATCCTACTGGTGCAGTTACTACGCCTTCTGGTGTGCCAGTTCCAGAGCGCACCACAATAGTAGGTGCTGCGGTTCCGTCACCAAACACTAAACCGTTGCGGCTACCGCTAACGGCAGTAAAGGGTTCGGTCTGCGTGTCATTATACCATGCTTGGTGGTAGAGTTGGTTAGACGCCTGATAAACGCGCTGCGTGTTGTAGATCACGCCAAAATTGTTTTGAAACAGGTTGTTTTCCAGACCTGTTTTGACTCCAGCGCCATTGTCTACAAAACCAACACCTGTTGTGAGTGAACCCGCCACATTGTCTAAGCAGATAATTCCGCTGGCTTTATTCAGACTGAATGGAGCGGTTGATCCTGATATGCTTTTATATGAGTCAGCTTGCCCAAAAGCATTAGAAAGCTGAACTGTTCCAGAATTAACAATAAGGGCGCGGTTTACATTTCCCGCAGCACCGTTTCCAAAATGCCGCCATTGGTCGATTTTTAAAACAATAGCCGCACTTGGTGCGTTCATATAAACATGGGCTTCAACTGGGCCTTCTGTCCACAAGCCATAAAACGCATCAGGCACAATGCTGGTAGATACAGAGTAAACATTATACCCTACGTTATTACCTGAAGCCAAATAGTTGGACTCACAAACGGCTGAATAAAACACGTTTCCATTCGTTCCGACGCCCAGATACAATCCCGCCCCGTCGTTCTGCATCCCATGATATGAAAAAAACTGATTGGCGTTTGACGGTAGACCGTTTGACGTTGGAGTAGCCCAGCTAGTAATGCCTTCTTGAAGCACAAATCCGTGGCCAACATTGTAAATGCACTCAACATTTATAAATGTGTTACCCAAACCTTGGAACATGACAATGCCGTTGTTACCGCATTTTGTCACAGTAACATTTTCCATAATGTTAAATGCCCAACGCAACAAACCAAAGCCCACTTGGTTGGTTAGCGTTCTGTCACCAATTAGGCTGAAATTACGAAACGCCATTCCACCCTTATCGTATGCGCCAACAGCAGGCACTGCATCGTCAATCCTAATGATGTATGTAGACGCAGTCGATTTAATGATGGACGCATATTTCCCTGCGCCTTCAATAGACACGTTTTGTGGGACAGTTAATGTTGCGTTAGTTTTGTATACACCGGCAGGAAGAAAGACGGTTGTGCCGCCTTTTATGAAATAACCCGCACCACCAAATGAGGGATCGGCAATAGAAAGTGTTCCTGCATATGTCAAAGCAGCCTGAATAGCCGCCGTGCTATCCGCAACACCCGTAGGGTCAGCGCCATAATCCAGCACGTTCACTACTGCGCCGTTGATTAATGAATATGTTGCTTTGGTCAGGGTCATGTCAAAATCCTAAAAGTTGTGATTTTAGCATCAAGCAGTGCAGCGGCGAAATCATGGTCAAGTCCAGCTAAATGCGGATACAGGAATGCGTCGTTCTATGCCGACATAGTTGATTTGCATAGCTTGTGCGTTTAATGTGGTGCAGTTTATTCGCAATACTGGGTTGCTGGCTCTCAGCACGGTCCCTTGCACAATATATTCGCCAGTTTGGTATGTAGTAAGCGCCCCATCAAACTCTGCACTACCGTGTAGAACTTGGAATGTTGTGGCGCGTACAGCCATCAGCATGGTTGCCTTGAACGTGCGTGCATTGCTGTTCAAGGTAGTGGTAGCGATTTGCGCCCACGATACGGTGTTTGTCCCATCGTAAAGTTGGAAAGCCAAATTAAAATTAGCTACCCCGCCAGTGATCTGACCCGTGACGGTAATTTCATACACTTCATTTTCAGTATCAAAATCAAATCCAAAAGCGGCTTTAGTGAAGGTGTAAAGCGTTTTTGTGGTTGGGACTGCCGCAGCCAAAATGTTTTGATCGTTTTTATAGTTTTGGCTTCGTATTGACACCGCATTTTGCGGAAAAATGTATGGTTTAGTGTATTGAACTGCATTGTTAAAATACCGCTCTAATTCACCTTCTATGGTCACATTGTCTGGAACAGCAATTCTAACCACATAATATGGCGTGGTCGCATAAGGTAATGTTGTTCCCGTAGTGCAACTGCAATTTATGATTTGTGTGTCACGAACACCGCCGGAATTTACAATTCTAATATCACGCCCTGTGAAATTACTAACCTGATTGTTTACTGTGTTAATTTCGCAACTGATTAATTCAGCCTCAATGGAGCTAAATACAGTAGCCTGTGGTTCGCAATAAAAATTGCTAATTACAGATTCTTTGATAAATTGATTTGACCCACCAATACCGATTGCGGCTCGGCCCACGCAGAAATTACGCACAATTCTTGAATTATTGAGCGCAGTCGTAGCAGTAGTTCCGTTTAGTTTTAGAAACTGCCCAGTGCCAAGATGAGCGCAATCCTTAACGTCAAAGTTGTCAAACTGACCGTAAGTGACTG